CTTTATTTGCAGGCAGCCAAATACAAGTCTTGACAAAAGGTATAGAACTAGTTGGCAAGCAGGGCATTTTAAAAAGAGGTAGTGTTATTCAAATTGATGCAAATGGAAAAGGTATTCTAGCAACAAAAGTTGGTATTGCTTTAGAAGTCGCTGGAATATTAACTGATGATGTGGAAACGTCAACTACACTGGCAACAACAAGCATTGCAACTGTTTATGAAACAGGATACTTCAATGAGACCGCCTTAATGGTTGGTAGTGATGCAACTATTGCAGATTTTAAAGCAATCCTTAAAAAACAAGATATTTTTACTAATACAGTACAGGGGGTAGAATAATATGCCATTTTCAACAAGAGAAATGTTAGAAGCGATTGAACAAAGAAAGCCTATTTATACTTTATTTACAAGCTTATTTGGGGAAAAGCATACACATTTAACAGAGATTCTTGAAATTGATGTTAAAAAGGGTAAAAGGACAATGGCCCCATTTGTAGCTCCAAGAGTAGGAGGGAAAGTACTTACCAGGCAAGGGTTTACAAGAAGTAATATTACGGCTCCTAAAATTGCACCTGAAAGAGTTTTGACAATAGATGATATTAACAAGGCTGGTTTAGGTGAAAATGTTTATAGTACAAAAACACCAGAGGAAAGAGAAGCGGTACTCCTTGCAAATGATATGACTGATCTTGAAGAATCCATTTTAAGAAGAACAGAGTGGATGTGTAGGCAAATTATCTTAGAGGGAAAGATTAATGTAAAAGATGAAGACGCGGGAGTTGATGTGCAAATTGACTACAATCTTACTAATCAGGTAATATTATCAGCCGCTAAGAAGTGGAATACTGCAACAGGTACTATCTTAGCAGATTTAAAAGCATGGAGAAGAAAGATTATTCAAAGTACAGGTATCGCACCTAAAACTTGTTTGATGGCAAGTGATGTAGTTGATACATTTAAAGAAAATGAAGGGATTAAAGCAGCCTTTAATTTAAATATGAATTTAGGCACCATTACGCCAAGGGTAGATAGTCCAGCGCTGACCTTTATTGGGAGACTTGTTGAATTAGACTTAGATATCTATACGTATGATGAATGGTTTGCAAATGACGACGGCACTGAGGGAGGAATGTTACCTGAGGGTACCGTTATTTTATTACCTCTAAAAGTTGGAGCGATTGAATATGGCGCAGTTACTCAAATGGAAGCGGGTAAATTTGTGACTTATGAAGGAGAAATTATACCAAGAATCTATGCTGATGAGAAAAATAGCATTAAAACGCTTACACTTACTTCAAGACCTATTCCAAGGCCATTTGATGTAGATAGCTGGTATGTAGCAAAGGTTATGTAAGTATGACTTTAAAAGAAACCTTACGAGATGATCTAACCACTACATTTTTTAATACTGATGAGTTTGCTTCTATGCACATGTTAGGGGGACGAGAAGTCCCCTTAATAATTGATGATGATGAACTTCAAAAGAGAAAACTTAAAGCAGCAGAGGGAACTTATGTAGGTGATTTACTGATACTTGTTGAAGTAATTCATATAAGTAGAAGACCAGTTGAAGGGCAAAAGTTTACATTAGATGAAAAAATCTATTTTATTGTCTCATGTAGCGAGAAGGATGGATTATATGAGATAGCTATAGGAGCCAATCAATCATGATAGAGATAAGGGTAGATAAGAAAGCTATTAGAAGAGCTGAAAAGTTGTTGCGAAATATCCCTAATGGAACACAAAAAGCAATAGTTAATGCGACAAATAGAGCTTTAACTAAAGGACGAATGGTGGTTAACAGGGGTATAACAAGTAGATTTACCATTAAAGCTACCCAAGTTAAAGAGAGTTTAAGTATTCAAAAAGCTTCTTTTAGTAGGCTCGGTGGATTAGTTAAGTCTAATGCTCCTGTTACTGAACTATCAAGATTTAAGGTGACACCAAACAAGGTGACTAAGAAAAAACCAAATACTCTTAAAGTGGATGTTAAAAAGAGTGGGTTTAAAGCCATTCCACATGCTTTTATTATGCAAACAAAGAGTGGACATACAGGGGTGTTTGAAAGAATTGGCAAAGCAAGGACTCCTGTTAAACAATTAATGGGGCCGAGTATACCATATATGGCAAAGGACCCACAAATAGCAAGTGATGTACAAAAAGAAATGGTCAATATGTTTAATAGCAGATTAGATCATGAAGTAAAGAGGCTGCTTAAGAAGTAGGTGAAGGATGACAAGCTATAAAGTTATGGAGAATTTTAAGAATTTTATAGATGATGCAATAAAAAATGTGAGGCTTTCTACTAAAAGTAATACAGGTAGAGAGCCTCAAGTTGTTTTAGGATATTTAGAACCTTTAGAAGAAGAACAAGAGGAAAAAGAGGACTTCCCTTATATCATTATAAGGTATATGAATGATGAAAGTAGTAGTGAGGCTGGGAGCATTAATTTGAAGCTTATATTTGGGGTTTATAGTAAGGACACTAAGGGCTGGATGGATGTTCTTCACTTAATTGAAAGCCTTAAACTTGCAATATTTAAAAAGCAAGTATTTGATTTTTATACACTTAGTGGAGCTATTAAATCTGAAATGCCTGAAGAACAGCCTTATCCCTATTTTTTTGGTTTTATGAATTTAACATTTGACATACCACAAGTACAAATGGAAGGAGATGTGAGCGCATGGCAGTCAGAGTAAAAGAAGAAGTAAAAGAAGAAGTAAAAGAACCTTGTAAAACTATATATTGTGGTCCTAATGTTCCAGGACTTACACAGTTTACTGTTTTAGAAGGTATCCCAAATTATATAAAAATGCATATTGATGCATGCATAGCTATTGAAAAGCTTATAGTTCCTATTGATAAGTTAAATCAAACAAGGCTGAAATTATCTGTTAAGGGAAGCTATGAACAAAGAATGTACTTAGAAATCCAAAAATACTTAAGGGGTGAAAAATAATGAGTTATAAGCACGGTGTATATACAAGTGAAGTACCTACAAGTATTATTCCGCCAGTAGAAGCGTTAGCAGGTTTGCCAGTTGTTATTGGAACTGCACCTATTCATTTGGCACAAACTCCAAAAACAAATGAACCAGTACTTTGTTATACCTACGGAGAAGCAGTAGCGTACCTTGGGTATATTAACGATTTTGAGAAATATACTTTATGCGAATTTATGAAGTCTCATTTTACATTATTTAACGTAGCTCCAGTTGTGTTCGTTAATGTATTAGATAGAAATAAGCATAAAACGGCAGTAGCAGATATTTTTATTGATATTGTTGATAACGAAGCAATCATTAAAGTCGATGGCGTACTTTTAGATACACTTATTGCTAAAAATGAGGCTGGACAAGATATACAAAAAACAAGCTATGATGCAGGGTTTAATGATGCAGGTGAATGTGTTATTACTATTTTAGATAGTGCAATCACGAATAAAATTAAAGTATCTTATGATATGGTAGACGCTTCAAAAGTAACATCTAATGATATTATTGGAGGCGTTGGTAATGATGGGACCATAACGGGACTAGAATTAATCAATCAAGTTTTACCTCGCTTTGGACTTGTACCAGGGCAAGTGGTTTCTCCTAAGTTTAGCACTAATCCAAGCATTGCTGCAGTAATGGCAAGTAAAGCAAGTAGTATTAATGGCTTCTTTAAGTGCATGGCACTTGTAGATATTCCAGTGGATTCAGCTTCAAAATATACGGATGTAGCAGCGTGGAAAAATACAAACAACTATATCTATGAAAACCAAATAGTGTGTTGGCCAAAGGTTAGGCTTGGAGATGACATCTATCATATGAGCACCCAACTTGCAGGTCTTATTTGTAAGACAGATGCTATTTTTGACGGTGTACCTTACGTATCACCATCAAACAGAAGCTTACAAACAAACGGCCTTGTAGGGAAAGATGGAACAGAAGTTATACTTGGTGTAGATCAAGCAAATTATTTGAATGGGCAAGGAATTGTTACAGCTATTAATTTTAGTGGTGGATGGAAGTGCTGGGGCAATAGAACAGCAATATATCCATCTGTAACAGATCCAAAGGATGCATTTATTCCAGTGAAACGAATGTTCTACTGGGTTGCACTTACAATCGTTCAAAGTTTTTGGCAAAAAGTAGATGCACCTATTACACCAAGGCTTATTGATACTATCGTAGATAGTCTTAATATATGGCTTAATGGTATGACGGCATCTGAATATATTTTAGGTGGAAGAGTGGAATTCTTAGAAAATGAAAATCCATCAACAAGTATTATGGATGGAAAAATCAAGTTTCATGTATTCTTAACACCACCAAGTCCAGCAAGAGAAATAGAGTTTGCGCTTGAGTATGATGTAACCTATCTGCAAGCGTTATTCTCATAAGGAGGGAAAATAGATGAGCGTTATTCCAGATAAGCTTATTGGGTACAGGGCATATAAAGATGGAAAAGATTTACTGGGAGTTGCAGATGTGCAGCTCCCAGAAATAGAAGCTATGGCAGAAACTATGAAAGGCGCTGGTATAGCCGGAGAAGTAGAACTTCCAGTACTTGGTCATATTGGTGCAATGAGTATGACAATCACTTGGAGAACAGTAACAGGTGATTTAGTAGCGCTTTCAGCGCCAGTTGCGCATGCATTAGATTTTAGGGCTTCACAACAAGCTTATGATAGTGCAGCCGGAATGATTAAAACACAATCAGTGAAACACGTAGTAAGGGCTATTCCTAAGAAAATTTCACCTGGCAAAATGGAAACAGGAGCCACAACAGATAGTGAAAATGAATTTAGTGTTACTTATTACAAAATGATGATTGATGGCAAAGTAGCTATAGAGATAGACCCATTCAATTATATCTATATTATTAATGGCGTTGATTATTTAGCAGATGTTAGAAAAGACTTAGGGCTATAACCCTAGGTCTTTAATTTTATAATTAGGGGAGTAAGAATATGACAATTAAATTAAAGAAATCAATTGAGTATGATAGTGAAACTATTACGGAGCTTAATCTAGATCTTGACTCTCTTACAGGACAAGATATGATCAATGCAGAAAAAGAGGCTGACACAAACGAATTTACACCCATGAAGGAGTTTAATAAATCACATCTTGCTATTTTAGCAGCTAAAGCATGTGGTAAACCCAGTGATATGATGCCACTGTTAGGACTAAGAGACTTTAGCTCAATCACTAGAGAGGTACAGAATTTTTTATTCAGCGAGGAATAGATAGTAGTATTAATTTTAGAAAGATAGCATTCAATATGGCGGGTGCTACTTTTACACCTGTTACCTATTGGTTATCTATTTCTTTGCAAGACTTAGAAAAATGGATAGAAATTGCATCGGAGAAGAGGTGAGAATAAAATGGCTAATGGTCAAAATTATCAAGTAGCCTTTTCACTTAATAGTAAGCTGTCAGCAGGATTTAATAAAGCATTTAGTAGTGCAATGAAGTCAGTCGTATCACTAACAGCGGGTATTGCGGGAGCTTATGCAGGTTTTAGAGTCGTAGGAGATTTTTTAAAAGAAAGTGAAGAGGGAGCAAAAGCTCAAATTGAAGCAGAGACAAAATTACAGGCTGTGCTTAAGAATACAAAGGGTGTAACAGATGCACAAGTGGACTCTATTAAAAAATATGCTGATGAGTTAGAAGCATCCGGTGTTGTAAGTGGTGATGTAGCACTTGCAGGAACCCAACAATTAGGAACTTATCAATTGCAAGCGGCTACATTAAAAAAGCTTATGCCAAGTATGAATGATTTAATTGTACAACAAAAAGGCTTGAATGCTACACAAGGTGATGCTGTAAGTATTGGTAATTTAGTAGGAAAAGTTATGATGGGACAAACAGGCGCACTTAAAAAAGTGGGTATCAGCTTTAATGCAGCTCAGGAGAAAGCATTAAAGTATGGAAATGAGCAAGAAAAGGCTGCTATGCTATGTGAAGTGTTAAAGCTAAATGTAGGGGGTGTAAATGCAGCACTAGCTAAAACAGATCAAGGGAAAATAAAACAGTTTAGCGACGTGTTTGGCTCATTACGAGATGAAGTTGGGAAATGTGTTTTATCAATTAAGGCTAAATTCCTTGGAGTGTTTGCTACCCTTATACCTGCAGCAGTTAATAAATTTAAGACTAGCATGAGTTGGATTGAAACTAATCTAGTTCCAGTGTTCAAACAAGTTGTGCCACAAGCTATAAGCCTTATGAAAGGTAAATTTGAATCCATAAGAAATACATTTAATAACTTAAAATCATTGGGCACAGAGACATTTGAAAAGATTAAAACCAAAATAATGGAAAATCAACCCCTCTTAGATAAGCTTAAAGGTATTGTTAATGATGTAAAAGAGGCCCTAGGCAATTTAAAAACTAATGGACAAGAAGCATTTGATGTTATGAAACCTACTTTAATATGGATAAA